AGTATTATGGTTAGTAAAAAGAATAGTGCAGTAGTAATGATGGCTTTTGCCAGTGGTTCAGAGTCTAAAGAAAATGTTAGAAAACTTTATAAAGGTGTAGCTCCTGTGTTTGTAAGAGCTGTTAACCCTAATAAAACAGTACTAAGTAGTTTTTATGGAGTTGATATTGAAGAAGACCCTGTATATATGGGAGAAACTGAAATAGGTAATGATGGTAATAAGAAAACAGTACCTCAAGTACGTATAGATTTTCTTGTTATTACTAATCCTGAAAAGTCTAATGGTATTGAGATGAAGACTAAAATATCTTTCTTTATTAAAAAGGCTTTTAGATATAATAGAGAAAATACTAAAGTTCAGGTTATTGATAAGTATGGACAAACTGCTTGGCCTACTATAGAAGAAGCTAAAGTTCATGCTATTCCCCAGTATGAAAATGGTCCAGCTAATTTAGATGCTGATTATAGACCTGCTTATATAGGAGAAGAAGATTTAGTAGGATTTATTAAAGCTTATTTGAATATTCCTAATCCTTCTTTTAGTTATAAAGATAAAAATACAGGTGAGATTGTAGTAAAAACATTACCTAATTTAGATGATGCTCTTGCTAGATTAGATGGAATTGATAACTATTTTAAAGGTGATTTTAAAGAGTTGGAATCTATCTTAAAACTACAGCCCAATAATGTAGTTAAAGCTTGTTTTGGTGTTAGAACTACTGATGAAAATAAACAGTATCAAGCAGTTTATACTCAAAAATTCTTGAAAAATGTTATTACTGATTATAGTAGATTAGATAAAGATATTCAGGATAAAAAAGATGCTGGTTCTTATTCTACTACTGAATTTAGTACTGAACCTCTTCATGAGTATAATGTAGAACCTACTAACTTTTCAACAGGAGTTTCTCAATCCCCTTCTGAAGACAGTTCCTCAACATCAGGTCCTTGGGGATGGTCAAAATAAAAATATAAATATTAAACTTGAATAAATATATGGCATTTAGTAGCGGTAATACTAGTATAACTCTTAATGATATTTTGAGTAAAGTCAGCGAAGCTGATATACTATATCATTATTTTAATGTAAGTAATATCCCCTGTGTAATATCTAGCCCTCTTAGAGTAGACAAAGACCCTTCATTTGGTATTTATACTTTAGATGGTAATAAAATATATTGGAAAGATTTATCTAAGAATATTTCTGGAGGTCTTTGGGATATGTTAGGAGAATATTGGGGAGTTAATTATAAAGAAGTTCTAAATAAAGTTTGGAAAGACTTACCTAATATTACTACTACTTATGCTAAATCAAGTAAGATGGGGAAACCTCAATCTATAAGTAATTATACTGAGGAAACAGACTTACAATGTAAAGTTAGAGAATGGAAACATTATGATATTGAATACTGGGAATCTTATGGAATATCTTTAAATTGGTTAAAATATGCAGATATTTATCCTATATCACATAAAATTGTAATTAAAGGAGATAATAAATTCATATTTGTGGCTGATAAATATGCTTATGCTTATGTAGAAAGAAAAGATAATAAGGTTACACTTAAAATATATCAACCATTTAATAAAAAATTTAAATGGTCTAATAAACATGACAGGTCTGTAATTAGTTTATGGACTAAAATTCCAGAATATGGAGACAAACTTATAATATGCTCTTCCATGAAAGATGCTTTATGTGTTTGGGCTAATACTGGAATACCTTGTATAGCTATTCAAGGTGAAGGTTATACCATTAGTGATACTGCTATTAGTGAACTTAAGAAAAGATATAAAGATGTCTATATATTACTAGATAATGATGAAGCTGGCATATTAGATGCTAGAAAATTATCACAATCTACTGGATTTACTAATTTAGTATTACCTGATTATGGAGCTAAAGATTGTAGTGATTTATTTAAGCTCCTTAACAATGTAAATGAATTTAAACAGGTGATTTTCAGCCTTATAAGTGGAGAAGAAATTAATATTAATATCCCATTTTAATAAAATAACATTATGGAAGCTAGAAAAATTTTATTCGTAATGAACAGTAGTTCATCTCAAAAAAGTATTATGTCAGAAGCTGAAACTCTAGGTGCTTTAAAAGCAGATATGAGAGCCGCAGGAATTAACTATGATAATATGACATTCTTTGAAGGTAGAACTAGAACTGAGTTGAAAGATGATGCATCAGTTCTCCCAACAAATGTACCTGTAGCAGCTAAGGGTACAACTCCAGCATCTACTACTAATGATTTAGTGTTTATGTTAACTACAGCTAATAAGAAAATTAAAAGTGGTGCTGTAGATTCTAAAGACAGAAGACCTATTGCTTATGCTCAAATTAAACAATTAGGATTACAAGATGCTTGTAAAGCCAAATATGGTAAAAACTTTACCCAGTGTAGTACTCCTGATTTGGAAGCTTTAATTGCAAGTAACTCTAGTAATGAAACTAAAGTTGAATCTAAAGTAGCTCCTAAAGCAGAAAAAGTAGAAGAAGATATTCCTACAACTTCTGTAGTAAGAAATACCACAGTTATTATTACTAGTGCAGGAGCAGATAAACTTCAAGTAGTTAAAGTTGTTAAAGAAACTTTAGGTTTAGGACTTAAAGAAGCTACAGAGGTTGTTAATGGTGTACCTGCAAGAATTAATGGATTAACTAAAGAAATGGCTGCTAAGTTTGTTAGTGACTTAGTAGGTGTTGGAGCTAATGCTAGTATAGAACAGGAACAATCTATTCAAAATAATGTACCATCTGTATGTGTTGATATAAAAGCTAGAACTGTCTTAAAAAGACTTCTACAGGCTCTTATGGCAGATGATTATGATGAATATGAAGTTATTCTTAATGAGCTTGAAAGTGATGAAGAAACAAGCAATTCTTATGAACAATCTGAAACAGAATCTAAGAAAGAGGAAGAAGAAAAACTTTCTAGAGATGAAGTAGATTCTATGTTTGGCGGTTGGGCAAGATAATACTAATAAAGAGGTTGGTGAGTAATCATCAGCCTCTTTTTTTTAATACTGTATGAAAGAAGAAGTAATAGAAAAGTTAACAGAGATGTATGGTATCCTTATGGAAAAGCCTAATATGTTATTTGATATATTTAAAGATTTCTATGGGGAAGAATTTGTAGATATGCAAGGATATTTATCTTTAGAACAATATATATCTGAAGTTACTAGTAATACTAGTGAAGACTATATATTACTAAGTTCTATTCCTTTATTATCTGATAGATTTTTATCTATATTTATACTGGTTAGGTTTCCAGAAGTTAGAGTTACTAATGAAAATGATAAATTTATTGATATATGGGAATTATATGCTAAAGTACTTTTTGATTGGGGAGGAAAATTTCGAGAATTTACTTTAAACAGGTCTGAATATAATCTTTTTCAATTAGCAAATAATTATATGCATAGTCATGTAAATAGCATACCTTTAAATAATCTTACATCATTTCAACATCCATGTTTAGGAAGTGGTCCTATAAGGTCTACTATGGCAACTTTAGCAGATAATTTTGATGAGCTTAGATGGCAATTATTCTGTCTTGAAGTAAGTAAATATGTTCAAGTAGAGTCATTATCAGGAGGTCCTTATCATAGATTAGAAAATTTAGGTGAAAAAAGTATGTTACAAGGAGAAAGGTCTTGGGTATTATATAGTGATGTTTCTTTACCTCATTTTAATTCTTTTAATAATAATAGAGTTAAGAATTTTGTAAAATGGTTACTTAATAGAAAAAAACTTAAATTTGATTATACTAATGGTAGTTATGGTATTAGTATGTCATATGTTAATTGGAGAGTATTTTTAAGTAATGAATTTATAGAATGGTATAATATTCAATTTTCTGAAGGTAAGATAACTGATACTTATAATACTTTAATCTCTGAGGGAGTTTTACAAAGAGGAGTTATAAATAATAATAGATTCTTTTATGATAGAAAATTTAAAGGTCTTAATTATTCCTCATTTGTTGGAGAAAAAGTATGTACTTTTAAAGGTGAAGAGGTATTATTAAAAGTAAGAGATTTAAAAGATAAAGATGATACTAATAATTTATCTAATTTTATTAACAGTATCCTTGCAGAACACATTTATAAATGTATTTTACAAGTTGTAAATTATAAATATGGAAACAACAATACAGAAACCCAAACTTCTGGAACTAGAAAAGAAGTCATCTTCTTATAAATTACTAGTAAGTCCAGAGTTAGAAAAGAAAATAAGATATTATTTGGATAGATTTCCAAGTATTGAATACTCAGGTACTTTATTTTATACAGTATCTGGTAGTTTTGAAACTAATGATTTAGTTATTAATGCCTTTGATTTTTTACTTCAAGATATAGGAACTGGTGCTTATACTGAGTTTAATCAATCTCCTGATGTAATAGGTTATATGGTTGAACATCCTGAATTATTAGATGAAACTGTCTATCAAGGATTAATGCATTCTCATCATAATATGGGAGCTTTCTTTAGTGGTACAGATACTAGTACTCTTAGAGAAGAAGGTTCTGATAGAGTACATTTTGTATCATTAATTATAGATACTAAAGGAACATATCAAGCTGCTATTACAAGAGTTGTAGTTGAAGAAATGAAAGCTACTGGATTTATTAAATATCCTACTTTTAATAATAAAGAAGTTGTTGGAAATCCTATTACATATAGTTTTAATAGAAAGAAAATTGAATACTTTATGTTAGAGGTTACTAGACCTGAATTAGAGAATCCATTTCAAGAACTTTCTAATAGAATTAAAGAAGTACAAGAACAAAAGGCTAAAGCTGCTAAAGCTGCTACTCCTATTACTTATTCTACTAATAAGAATGAATCTTATACAGGCTATAATAATAATTATTTAGACCCTTATAAGTCCAATAATACAGTACCTGCTAATGGTATTAGTTACCAAACTAATGTAGGTAGAGGTAATTTAACTACTCCTATTAATAAGAATTATGAAATTCCTAAAAATCAATTACCTTTTGAAGAGCCTGATGTAGATTTAGATACTCCTATACCTTATGGTTATGTTAAAGTAGACCCTGAACTTATTCAAGAATTAATAGCACAGTTAATAACTGGTGATGTTAATTATTTTATGGAAGAAGGTGTTACTTTAGAGAGTTTAATTCCTGCTTGTGAGTCTATGTTTGAGTTAAGATTTCCTGATAAGAAGTTATTTCATGCATGGGCTGAGCAATATGTAGAATTTCTTGTATATTATACAGAAGACCCTAAACTTGAAATGTATGAAGATGAGGTAGTAGCTGCTTTAATAGCTAATGATATGTCTGAATTATTAAGAAAGTTTATTACTGAGAATGGTTATATAAAATCTTTTGTTGAAATACTAGATAGATATATTATTTAATTATGGAAGATATAACAAATAGAGTAAATGATACTCAAGATAATACACAAGAAGTAGAGTCTACTAATACTAATTTAAATGAAGCCTCTGACATTCTTGATATTATATTGTCAGAAATAGATTCTGGACTTTCTAATTCAGTTAATACAGAGGAAGTTGTATCGGTAGGAGATAATCTACATACATTAGACCCTTTAGCTGAAATAGGTATATCTCAAGAAGATTTAGATTTATTGGATGAAATTATATCTACTCAAGATGGTGAAATACCTGTAAATTCTGCAACTTTACAACTTGAAGAAAGTACAAGTAGATTTAGTAGTGCTATTTGGTATGAAGCTATTACACAAAAGAATATCATACTAGCTGGTTTGGGTGGTATTGGAAGTTATGTAGCTTTTCTATTAGCCAGAATGCATCCATCTAGAATTACATTTTATGATGATGATATAGTAGAAGCTGCTAATATGTCTGGTCAATTATATGGTAATTCAGATGTTGGTAACTTCAAAGCAGTATCTATATATTCTATGGTGAAAAATTATGCTAATTTTTATAATGGTAATGTACAAAGTACTAAATTTACAAATGCTTCTACACCTGGACCTATAATGATTTGTGGCTTTGATAATATGACAGCAAGAAAAACTTTTTATAGAAGATGGAAACATTATGTGGATACACATACAGATTCTGATAAATGTTTATTTATTGATGGTAGATTAGCAGCAGAAGAATTTCAAGTTTTCTGTATTCAAGGAAATGATATTAGAGCTATGGAACTTTATGAAAAGGAATGGTTATTTGATGATTCAGAAGCTGAAGAAACTCTATGTAGTTATAAACAAACTACATTTATGGCTAATATGATAGGTTCTATAATAGTTAACTTATTTGTGAATTTTGTAGCAAATGAGTGTGAACCTTTATTTCCAAGAGATGTTCCTTTCTTAACTACCTATGATGCTAGTAATATGTACTTTAAAGTAGAAATGTAATATGTCAACAACAATTAATTATAGATTTGCTAATAGTATTTCTAGAATATATACGAATCCTGGACATAGTAACCCTCCTACAATTAATCTTAATGATAACTGGGCAAATAATAGTGTATTAAATAGATTTGCAAGATGTAACTTATTTGGCTCTGAGATTGAAATACCTATTATTTTAAGAGGTAATGCTGAAAGTATTCTAAAATCTGATTTAAAAAAATCACTTGAAGATATAAATGAAAGGGAATTAGTGATGCCTGTAGTAAAACAAGATTATATTAATTCTAAAAGAACTGCGGATTCTATTATAAAGTTATTCTTTGATAATGACCCACAACAAGGTATGATGGTTGCAAAAACTAATAAAGACGTTATATACTACGGTAATAAAGGTTATATTTTTGATGCAAACTTCAATCTATTATTTATGGCAACTTTAGTAGGTAAATATACTACTACTTCTGATAATATAATAGTAGGATTTACTTATACTGAATGTAGAGTATATATACATCCTAATGTTTTTCTAGATGATTCTGATATAATTAATAAAGGAATTATTAAAAAAGTTCTTCCTTTTATACTTACAGAAAATAATATTAATCCTGGAAGTATTAGAAATTTTCCATATGTAGATAATAATATTAAAGTTAGAGTACTAATAGAAGATGCTAGTAGATTTTTTATAACTCCTGTACCTATGAAAGCAGATTTTACTAATGAAGAAATGAATGATTTTTTAGTAATGCATAAAGAGGAAGTAGCTAAATCAATTAAAGTATGACATTAGATGAATATTTTGGTGGTTGGATTAGAATGATAGATATAAAAGAATTAAATAAAGTAACTAGTATTATAGGTAATATGAAAGTTCCTATATGTCCTAATATATCTGATGTATTTAAGGCTTTTAGATTATGTCCTTATGAAGACTTGAAGATTGTTATGATAGGACAGGACCCCTATCCTCAAAAAGGTGTAGCTACAGGTATAGCTTTTGCTAATAAAAAGGAGGTAGATTCTAATAATCTATCTCCTTCCTTAAATATTATTAAAGAAGCTGCTATTAATTTTGAAATACCACATAATAATATTATCTTTGACCAGACTTTAGAAAGTTGGGCTAAACAAGGTATTTTAATGTTAAATTCTGCTTTAACTGTAGAAATGGGAAAAGTAGGTAGTCATACTATGTTATGGAGACCTTTTATAACTAAATTACTAAAAAATCTATCTTATTCAAATACAGGATTAATTTATGTTTTATTTGGAGAACAAGCTAAAACCTTTACTCCTTATATTAATAGTAGATTCAATATTATTATAGAAGAAAAACATCCAGCATATTATGCTAGAATAGAAAAAAAGATGCCTTCTACTATATTTACTAATATTAGTAAAATAACAAAAGAAAAATACAAAGAACCTATTAAATGGTTTGAAAATTAATAAAATAAATAAGATTATGAAAAAGTATGTATTAAAAAGTACAGGACAAGAAGTGTCTTTAGGACAAAAAATGATTAAATTTGACCCAAGTAAATCTAATCATTTTAGGGTTATAGAACTTACAGAAAAAGTACTAGAAAACCTTATTAAAGGGGGTTTAATTTCTGTAGTATCAGAAAAAGAAGATAAAGGTTCTTGTACTCAGTTAAATATTGAGTACTATATTGAACATTTAGCTAATAGATTAAATTGGAAAAAAGATAATCTATTTAAATATCTTAGTACTTTAGAACAAATTAATGAAACTGCTGTATTTTCAGTTCTATTAAGAGAAGTTGCTATAGTGATTGATAAAAAGTATCCTGACCATATAGAAAGAAGTAAAGAAATTTACAGTATTAGTTTGGTTAATGGGGAAATTATTAAAATCAAAGATATTCATAAAATAAAGAATTTTAGAAATTTTGCAGCTTTTAGAAGTTTAGAAGATGCTTTATGTGCTAAACATATTCTTAAAGACTTTATAAAAGATTTATTTGTAAAGAATGGTAAATAAAAAGGTAATAAATGCAACTAAAGTCAAAGTAGGGGAGGTAGAATATAGGAGCAAATTTGAGAGAAGTGTAGCTAAATATTTAGAAGATAATAATATACCTTTTGAATATGAGAAACATAGATTGGAACTTATACCTACTCAAAAGTATAATGGGCAGACTTTAAGAGCTGTTCATTATACCCCAGATTTTGTATGTGGAAACTTCATTATAGAAGCTAAAGGTTATCCTAATGATTCATGGAGTTTGAAGAAAAAAGTAATCATTCAGAATATCTTATCTAAAAAGTTACCTTATGAATTTAGAGAGGTTCATTCTCTTAGAGAATTAAAAGAGGTTATAAATGAAATACTAGGTATAATAGAAGAATGGAAATCTGTTGTGGGTTTTGAGAAGTTATATGAAGTATCTAATTTAGGAAATGTAAGGTCATTACAATATCATGGAAAGAGGAGAATAAAAATAATGTCTTTAAGTAATGATAAGTTAGGATATAAACTTGTAAAACTTAGAGATTGGAATAATAGTATTGTAGGTAGTTACAAAGTACATAGATTAGTAGCTCAAGCCTTTATCCCTAATCCTGATAATAAAGAACAAGTTGACCATATAGACACTAATCCATCTAATAATATAGTCTCTAATTTAAGATGGGTTACACCTTTAGAAAATCAAAATAATCCTATAACTATTGGTAGATTACGGGATAATTTGATTAGTTATAATAAATCATCTAAACATAAAGAAGATGTTCAAAAATCTCAAGGATTCCCAGTTATACAACTAAGTAAATGCAATGAGATTATAGCAGAATATCCATCTATTAATGAGGCTGCTAATAAGCTAGGAACTGATGCTAGTTGTATTAAAAGAGTTTGTGACGGGGTTAGAAGGCTTCATAGAAATTTTATATTTAAGTATGGAACCAATACAGAGAATGAGAAATCTAGTTCAGAACTTACCAAAAAGTGATATAGGTTTAGCCCATTCATTTATAGATTTAAGAGATTTTGAATCTTTAAAAGAATTAGTTGATTCTGCTATTATTAAAGTAAGAAGGAACTTGAAAAGTAATAATCCTAAGGAAGAATATCTTAGCTTAGATGTTGATGAATTAGCAAGATTAAAGGCAGAAGTAGATGTTTATACAGAGCAGTTACAACTACCTTATCAGAATGAAATAGATGATTATGAGGAAGAGTATTAAAGATATTAGTTGGTTAGTAGATGAATCTACTTATAGAGGAGATGCAGCAATATCTTACTCTATTTTAAGTAGATATGATAGAGATGGCTTTAGAAATTTAAGTCATCTTTATGATAAATTAGAATCTCCAGCATTAAGATTTGGTAGTGCTGTAGATACTATGTTGACTGATGGGGAGGAAGCTTTTAATAATAGATTTATAGTATGTGAATTTCCACCTTTATCAGAAGTACTTATAACTTTAACTAAAGATTTATTTAATAAATATAAAAGTGAATATAGAAGTATAGACCAAATACCTAATGAAATTATATTATCTCATACTCTTACTTATCAAAGTAATTGGGGAGATGAAGCTAAATTAAAACATATTAGGAGTAAATGTGGAGATTATTATAAGTTATTATCTTTGGCATTAAATAAGGAAATACTATCTCAAAAAGATTATGATGATACCTGTAATTGTGTAGAAGAATTAAAAAATAATCCTTATACTAAAGGATTCTTTAAAGTTAATCCTTTTGATACTAGATTTGAAAAACAATTCCAATTGAAATTTAAATCTGAGTATAATGGTATAAATGTCAGATGTATGTTCGATAAACATTTGGGAATATTAAAAAATATACTTACCTTTGTTGCATGATAACTTAATTAATAAATAATCATGCAAAAGAAAAATATTAAATTAGAAAAAATTGTAGAATTATACAATAACTATAATAATATAGGTATTGTAGCAGAAAAGTTAGATTGTTGTACAGCAAATATTAGTAAAAGACTTAAAAAAGCTAGAATTAATGTGACTAGAGATTATAATAAAAGAAGAGAATCTAGTAGAGAAAAACTTTACGTAGAAGAATCTTATTTTAAATCTATAGATACAGATGATAAAGCTTATTTTCTTGGATTAATGTATGCAGATGGTAGTGTATCTAAAAATACATTTTATTTAAAACTTAAAGATGAAGACATCATCCAAGAATTTAAAAAATACCTTAAAGCAGAAGCTGATATAAAGATTATAAATAATCAGTATAGTCTTACTATATGTAGACAGTCTATGTGCAATGATTTGATTACTCAAGGATGCTATATTAATAAAACTAAAACTATTAGATTTCCTTTATTAAATGAGAACTTAGTAAGGCATTTTATAAGAGGATTTTATGATGGGGATGGTAGTTTAATCCTTAATTCTAATAGAAGTCATAATAGTCTAAACTTTACAAGTGGTAGTCTAGAGTTTTTACAACAGCTTCAAATTATTTTAAAAGATATTTCTATTACTAATGGAGGAATATCTAAGGAGAAAAATAATGAAGTGTGGCATCTAAGATATGGAGGAAAACAGGTTCATATAATTCTTGATTGGTTATATAATGATTCTAATTTGTATTTAAAAAGAAAGTATAATAAATATTTATTGTCGAAGTAAAACAGGGTGAATTGCTGGGAAGCCTTAGTTGGTAATCAGCAGCCAAGCTATTTAGGGATAAATAGAAGGTTCAGAGACTAATAGCATACCACTAGAACAGTGATGAAGCTAACACGAGTGCCCTGCCTAATAGAAATATTAGTGATGATATAGTCCGACCTACAGATATAATAAGAAACTGTAGAGCTAGTAGATAAAGAGCTACTAGGATAACAAAGTGGAAATAATAGTTGACCATTTAGAAAAGATTATTTATCCTATAGACTTGAAAACTTCTGGGCATCCAGAAGAAGAATTTGAACAATCTTTTGTTACATGGAGATATTTTATACAAGCACAACTTTATACTTATATACTACAACAAGTAATATTAAAAGATGAGTATTTTAAAGATTTTAAGATAGCACATTATAGTTTTATAGTAATTAATAGATTTACATTAGCTCCTTTAGTTTGGAGATACTATAACAATTTTAGTATAGTAGACTTAAAAGATGATAAAGGTAATGTGTATAAAAATTGGAGGAAACTCCTTACTGAATTAAATTATTATCTACAATCATCTGATAATAAATATACTAAACAGGCTAGAGAAAATAATGGTATTATGGTAATAAATAATTTAAAATAAAAATGACAGAGTTAGAATATTTTAAAGG